CCTGGCTCCTCGCCCCTGGCTAATGTCGACGCGTCGCGAGCCGTCTTTGGGGCTTCCGACTCGACTTCGCCGCGCATTGCCGTGGGCTCGTCGGCGGTCCATCTCGGGGTTGGGCACGGAGCCGCAGCCACTGAGTCCGTCATCCTCGGCTCCACCTTCAAGGCCGCGTTCGATGCCTTCGTTACGACGCTGTGTGCATGTGTGGGCCCATTGAGTCCGATTGCTGCCGCTGCTACCACGCTCCAAACTTCGCTTGCCGTCGGGTACACATCACATGTCGTCAAGGTCAAGTAAGATAGGGACACGCAATGGACTACTCAGCACGCATTCAGTCGCGACTTCCGGCGCGCCTTGTGGATTCCGCGGCACTGTCTCCGGTGGCCGGAGCGGTGATGGGGGAGTTTGCTGGGCAGCTGCAGACAGTCGACTCCGCGATCCTCGCTCTTGGTGCTGCGGTGCGCAACGTCGACATGACATACACGCACGACCGAATACTTGTGCGTCTGCTTGGCACGCCAACGATTGGTGTTGGTGTGTTGGATCTTGAGACGTCTGCCGCGGGCACACTGACCGCCGCAGTGCAGGTCGATACTGGAGGCGGAGGATTGAATCCGCAGTGGGAGCTCACGGTGTCCGGTGTAACCGGTCCAATGCGAGCTGGGGATCCAATATCTGTGGCCGGATTGTCGGACTCAGTAACTGACTCCGACATGTACCCAGCAAACAACGCATGGCTCGATGGGTGTGCAAGGCTTGTTGGTGAGCGACGCGGAACCACCGACACTGATGTGCTTGCTCGCCGCAGGGTATTGGCTCGCGCAGCGGCAAACTCAAGCTGGGGTCGCCTGTCGGACTTGTATGGCGTTGGTATCCATATGTTCCCGAGTGTGGTTTATATTGACGATGGGGGTGAGACTTCTGATGCCGTGTCCCCATGGAGTTCTCCTCCGTGTCACTCCGGGCAAGTCCGTGTCGAGGGAGTGGATTCAATGTCAGAGCAAACCTATCAGGCGATGGCCAAAATCCTGCGGTCTGCGGCTCCGGCCGGGGTCAAGGTGTTTATTGGTGCGCTACGCACCACTCATGCCGGTGTCTTTCGATTTGGAACCTCTTCGTTTGGAGATGGTTCGGTGCTGTATTCGATGGAGACATAAACGTGGCCAAACCGACTACATTGCCAGAGTGGGATACCACGGTAGCAAATATCACCGAGCCAGTAACTGAGAAGTCGGTTGGCTGGGGTGTTGCTCAGGCTCCTCCCGCCCAGTACTTCAACTGGCTGCACTACTGGACGTACCGATGGATTGAATGGCTCACCAATACATCAGGTATGGTGGCGGAGGCATGGGCTTGGACGGGTCGCCACAGCTTCACGCGCTCGCACGCAACCGAGTCGGCCGTAGGGATCTCCAATGCCGGGGGCGGTAATGCCTTGGATGTGACCGGTAAGTCAACGCTTGCTGGGTCGCTCACAGTCACAACCACAGACGGAAGCACGGCCGCTTCAGTGACGTCGTCTGGTGTTGGTTCTGACCCAGCTATGATTGTATCCAAGGTCGGCGGGGTCGCAATTAGGGCCACCGGCGGCATTGAAGTTCAGTCCGCCAGCAACATCACGACCCTCGGGAGTATCTATGCTGACTCTGGAACCGTACATGCGGCTACCGTGGCGTCAAATGGGGCAGTGACTGCCATTGGGGCTGTGTCTGGGGCTACGTTGACTGCTACCGGAACCGTCAGTGGGTCACATGTTACAGGCATTGCCACTGTGGTTAATGGTGTCGGTGTTTCCGGTACGGCTGGGTCAGGGGCATTGGGGGTCGGAACCAAGGGCGTTGGCACCGTCGGGACTGGCATTAGCGGCGTAGTGACTACTGGTGTTGGGGTTAATGGGGAGTCAACTGGCTCCAGTGACGGCATGGTGGACATCACTAATATCGTCTCCGGTAAAGTGTACGTCATCAACATTGTAGGCAACTCCAACTGGACACTGATAGGGTCGCCAGCAAATCAAATGGGTGTGATGTTTCGTGCGACCGGTCCTGGGACAGGCTCAGGTAACGCGCTGCATACTCCGCTGGGCGGTTGGATGTCCTCTGTGGAGGGTATTGGTTTGGCGGTGAGCGGCAACGCCACGCGCGGAGCGGTGCTCTATGTCCCTCAGGTACCAGTGCCATCGACACCAACCGAGGGTTGTATGTATTATGACCATGGATTACATAAGCTCCGGTGTTGGGACGGCGGCACGTGGCGCAGTTTCTGGTGACCTATGAGTACTGACGACCTCAAGAACTTACTAACCTCCGGTGGTTACGGCCTGGCAACGATTGGTTTTTCGGTGGCCGCTTACTTGTACCGGCAGCTCGATTCAGTGAGGCGTGAGCTCATTGACACCATTAAATCCGATGCTGCGGCCCAGCGCGACTTACTCATGCAGACTGTGCCGCTTTCGACCAAGCTTGCAGATGGAGCAACGCTCATCTCCAGGGCCCTCGATTCTCTCGAGCGCGCTACATCCAAGTGTCGAGGTGTCCAGTGATGCGTAAAGAGCTTGAAGCTGCGCGCAAGGTGCGCGCCCAGATGGCCAGGGCGATGAGGGCGTGTGTGGTGGAGTTGGAGCAAACCGGTCGAAAACTTGACGAGGCGCTTGAGCGCATGCGCGAGCGCACCGGACAACAAGGAGTGCAGCGTGGATAAGGCATTCGTTCTCAGTGGTACGTCGTCTTTCGTTCTTCAGGACTTCGGGTTCTGGAGTGACTCGCAGGGCGTCCTTGTGACGGGCGCCAATGCCGACATCTCTTTCGATGGTACCAGTGTCATTCCCTTGAGTGTCGGAACGCAGATTGCGTTCTCGGACCACGTTCGCTCGTGTATCTGGGTGCGCGGTCTTGGTGCTACCGTGACGGTCATCGCCACTTCGCGAGGTGCGTAATGGGTATCTCGTTCGGAGGAGTTGGCGGTGGTGCTTCGGCTGTGTTTCCTGGGGCATTTTGTAGTCAGTATTTTCATCCTGGCAAAATCGTTAATGGACCCGGATACAATCCTGGCGTTTTTCTTCCTGCCGACCTTGCGTACTTTATGCCGTTTTGGGTGCCGATTCCGGCCACCATCACACACGTGGGGTTTTTTCGAGAGGATACCGCGTCCGCGTCAACGACAGGGATTGCAATCTACTCAAACATTATCGGCAGTGCAGGGTCTACCCCTGGGTCACGTCTGTATCTACAGACAGGTCTCGACACCTCCCAGGGTGGATATAACGAAAACGCATTGACAACTCCATTCACGCTTACAGTCAATGTGGTTTATTGGGCTGCATGGGCGCCAAACTCCTCGAAAAACTGGAGGTGCGTGCATCAAGGTGATGTCTTTACGTGTTGCGGAGAGAGTCCTGGACTCAGTAACTCATACACACACCTACAGAGAATCGGGGATCACTCCGACAACCTCCCCGTGACAGTAGACAACCTGATTTACAACCAAAGCCAATCGATTCATCTTCCGATGATTGTCTACAAGCTATCATACGTGTAATCATAGGAAACACACATGACCTTCCCATACGACACTCCACTGACGACCGGGAACAAGGTCGACCGTGACACCTACCCGCTCGTCCCAGCCATCAACAAGGTATTGGCTGGGGTCTGGAACGAGGCGATTCTGAGCATCAATCGACTCGCAACCGCCATCACCAGCGGCTCGTTTCTTGGCCTGGCTGGCGGATCAAGCCCTGATGTTGCTCCTGTTGGCGGGGTGCGGCTGAAGGCTGGTGTGGCTGGGCTCGAGACCTCGTTCGATGGTGGCGCCTATGTGCCGGTGGGGGGTTCGATTCCTGATGCCAGCAGCACCGTGGCTGGCAAGGTCAATCTCGCGGATCAGGTGTTGGGGGCCGGAGTCAAGAAGTTCCAGTCCGCGCTGGCGCTCGCCACTGCCCCCACGGCCCCAGTGTCCGTTATTGGCGAGGTTCGCTTGCGTTCTGGTTCTAGCAACGCACTGGAGATCTCGGCAAACGGCTCCGACTACATGACACTTACCGAAGCGGTTAATGATGTAACCGGCTCGTCTGGCGGGAAAATCAACCTCAATAACCAGACAATGGGGGCTGGGGTCAAGACGTTTCAGGGCTCCATCGCTATTACTGAAGATTGGAGTGCACCCTTATCTGAGGCTGACTGTATTAGTATGCGGTACGGTCCGACAGGGTTCGAGCTTTCGATCGATGGCGGAAATTACGCTGCGCCAAGTGTTGTTGTCCCGGATGCGTCCGATACTGTTGCTGGAATCGTGAGTCTGTCCGCTCAAACCATGGGTACCGGACTTAAGACATTCATGGACGGGATCGATAATAACGGCAATACACTCACTGGTGTTGTGACCCCACTGAACTACAACGATAGTGTTGCGGTTAGTCTCGAGTTGTTGAATTCGGACTCTCGCAGGATCGCTGCCGCCGGATGCACTGTCGGCACCCTGGATACAGAGCTCGACTTCAATACAGGCAACGACCTTCGACACCCAGAGCTCTACGGGAGCGCCCCTCTCACCCCTAATTTAATGTGTGTCGGACATGTGATAATGGGGGCTGGTATCGCCCCGATAATCAACACGATCACGAGTTCTGCAACGTTGTTGGTCATCTGTGTTGGAGCCACAGAGGGCACGCTTACTATTACGCACGGCGCGACAATAAGACTCAGTGGAGGGGTTGACGCGGTGCTTACGGATGGCGGGTCAATCCAATTGATCCGTAATGGATTGTTGTGGTGTGAGATGTGCCGATGTCAGGTGACGCTATGACCGCAGAAACCGTTAGGACATGGGGCCTCCGGGCCGCCCTCTTTCTTGTTGGTGCTCTCACTGGCGGCATCGCCCAGCGCTACCTCGGGACACCCAGTGTCGAGGTACGCACGGAAACCAAGGTCGAACTCCGCGACGTCATCCACGAGGTCGTGCGCGTCGAGGTCCGTGAGGTGCAGGCCCAGGCCAAGACTGTCGTGGTGTACCGGGATCGTACCGTGTCCCCCGCTGGCGCCGTCCACGAGACCTCCGTCGAGCGCACGGAGTCCGTCGCCGTCTCGGAGGTGTTGACGCAAGGCACCAAGGCCTTCGACCATGCAGTCTCGTCGAACAGTTCGTCGGTCACTACCGCGACACCGGTGCGGCCGAACTGGCGCGTGTCCCTTCAAGCTGGAGCATCCCTTAACGCCCCCCTCATCCCCTTGGCCGGGCCCCTCGTGTTGGGGGTAGAGTTCCAGGGCCGTCTCGTCGGCCCACTGTCTGGCGGGGTCTGGGTCTCTACCTACGGTGCCGCTGGTCTCTCGCTGTCCTTGGAATTCTAATATGACCGTCGACCTTGCCGTGCTTTACCCTCCGTTTCGAACTAAGGCCCTAGCCCTGCAGGCGCGCTGCGCTGCGCTGGGTTGCGAGTACCGTCTGACCTCTGGTGTGCGAACATTCGCGGAGCAGGACACACTCTACGCCATCGGCCGCACGACTGGCACTAAGGGTGCCTTCGTCACCAAGGCGCGCGGCGGGCAGTCGTACCACAACTACGGAGTGGCCGTGGACTTCGTGCGTATCACCAATAGTAGTGCGGACTGGAGCCGGGCTGCCTACAGTGCCCTGGGCGCGGAAGCCAAGGCTCTGGGGCTCGAATGGGGCGGAAACTGGCAGTTTATCGACGTGCCCCATGTGCAGCTCCCTGTCTGTCTTGGGGACCTGCAGGCAGCCTACAAGACCGGAGGTATCCAGGCGGTGTGGGCCTGGCTCGATTCGCACGCATGAAACAACGAAGCCCGCCAAGTAGCGGGCCTCGTCTTGCTTCGTGGTACTGACTCCTAGAGGCCAATGGCCCTGAGTGCTCCATCTACATCAGTCACAACGACCGCCGGAAGGTCATGGTGCTGTGCGGCGAGCATCCATGTAACCTGAGCCTCCCTTAGTTTCTGGCTTGATGGTGATTTAGATCCATCCTTGACTTCCATCACCACCCATTTGCCGCGAAACCCAACTAATAGGTCCGGGCACCCTCGCCCAATCGAAGCCATGCTTTGGACCATTGCGCCAGACACCGTAAGGACCCTAACGATCTCGGATTGATTTCCGTCGACCTTGCGCGCGTACCGGCTCAAAACGGAACGTCCTCTCCAGAGTCAGCGGGAGAGGTCTTGGTTTGGGTTACCCCATTCTCAGTATCAACGCGCGCCTGAAGCAGTCCTGCGAGCTTGACGTTGTTGTCGCGAAACCGAGCCTTGGACGGGTCATCGATGGACTGCGTCACGACCCCGAGCATCCATTCGATATCATCAATGGGTGCCGACGCGATCGGTCGCCCTTTGGTGCGGCCGAACGGCATGGTGGGTCCGCCAGCCCCCGACGGGCTCGTGGTCTTCGGTTCGGCACTCTTGCGTGCTTCGGCGTAGGTGACTACAAGCGCATGAAAGGCCTTGGCGTTGATCTGGTCAGTTGCGAACTTCACGGCGCCCTTGGTTACCGCATCCCATGCCGACGAAACAATGATGTTATCTGCCATTTGTCTACTCTCCCTTACTTCATCCGGGGAACCTCCCGGTCGGTATTATGCTCGTCTACAGTTTATCACACATGCGGCTCGAATTGCAACCTCGAGTTCAAAATCAATGCCGGCCGGACCGTTGGTCTGCTTCAGGATGCGAACCATAAGTCTCCCGTTGTCGCGCCATGCACCAAGCATTACACGTGAGTAATTCTCCCACCCAGAACTCCCACTGAAGTCTCGCATCCTCGGAGGGCGCTCTGACTCGTCACCATCCGTGTCTCCGCGTTTGATGTGACCCACGACGATGACTGGTACGTTTCCGCTCTGGGCCTCGCTTCGTAACGCAAGTAGCGCTCGACCGATTTCAAGGTCGAAGCGTTCGCTTGAGCCACCGAACCTTAGGCATGTCAGGTTGTCGAGGATGACTACCCTGCAACCGCGCTTAATCATCTCCCGTACCGACGACACCGCATCTTCGATGTTGCCTGGCGGACGAGCGTCATCACTCTCAAGTAGCCCTTCGACTTCATGCCACCACTCCAGGGCGCTCGCAAGCTCGAGTCGCTCATGTGTCGTGCCTGGGCGGTCACCAGAAGCAGTGCGAAGATCCGCTCCCGAGCGTTGCGCTAACAGGCGTGAGATAAGGTTAGACGTGTCGTCTTCGTAGCTAAGAATACCTACCTTAACACCCGCCATCATCCATTGTCTAACCAAGCCAGCAACCAGTGCTGATTTGCCTACACCAGCCCTTGAGCCGATTGTGATTAGGTTCGGGATGAGCCCGATTTCTTCATCAAAATCAACCCACCCGGTTGTAAGCGGTTTAGGTGCTGTGTTCGCCCACCTGGCTTCCAGGTGCTCGATATGTGATACCGCGCTCCCCTTACAGTTACGTACGCGATGACCTGATGTTGCAGAGCCGGTCGACTGGCTGACTACCCCAAACTCAATGGCCACCTCCGAGAGCGGAGCTCCAGCCCTGAGCTTGGCGAGAGTGATCTCAGTGGAAGCTATGGCTCGCTCTCTTGTGGCGTTCTCTCTTAACGCGGAACATCGCACCATTGCGCTCGAACCACATATCGGGAAGCCGACACTTTCAGCACAATAACTAATAAGGTCTGCTCGACCCATGCGCCGCAACGCAGAGTCAAACACCGAGGAGTCAAGGGGCTGGTTTTTCCGTAGCGTCCCGAACACCAACTCCCACACCGGTCTTACTTGTGTTGGTATGTCTTCAATCGTAAGTCCAGATGCGATTACTGCTGACTGTGCCTCGCTCGGGGTCTGTGACAACTCAGACAGAGATTGGAGTGCACCAACATCTATTGTTGTGGATTGACCCATGCGTGTCTCCAGTGATGCAAGTTAGTGGCCATGTGTCTCCGCCTGTGGGCCGGTCATCGGTTGCATGGGTCATTCGCTGGTGTGGTGTCGGAAATGATGACCTCGCGGTGGCGCGTCATAACCCCTTCTCCCCTAGGCCAGGACACCACCCGGACCGAGATCGTCGTTCCTGAGCCAAATACGGCGGTCGTGTAATATGGCACAATTACTGCATCCGTGGCCGGCATGGCCAAGAAACCCAAGGAACCGATAGTTGGTGCCCCGTATCCAAAAGGATGGAAGCCAATGGAACCAATTGAGCCTCCACCTGGATGTTGGGACGAGATATTTGTTCCAAAACGCAAGTATGTCGAGTGTCCGTTATGTGGTGGGTTGGCTTCATTTCTTCCGGCTAGCACACACTCAATCCACCGCTCGGAGGACGGGGTCAGGATCGTAAACTGTCTCGGGAAAACAGTGGCACTATTCATGCAAAAGAAGAAACCATGACAAACGACATTGAGTATGCTGTATGTCAACTGAGGGAAGCGCAGTTGGCTCTTCGGCGCGAGTTCGGCTCGGTCGCCTCCATTAGGGTGAATGATGACACCATTGTTTACGAGGACGATTTTGGAGTACACAGGACACAGGGAATGTCGGTGCTTGTGGCACTTGAATGTGGGTGTCGCAAGTACATTGAGGTTGGTGGAAAAATTGAGGTCATAACCACATATGTATGTCGAGGTGATAGGCCTCCAGTGAATAACCCAGAGTTGCCTAGCGTGATTTCGTACGAAGACCTGCCGTTCTAACTGTAACACAAGGGAGTACACACATGGAAGAAACAGAGAAGTCGAACGTCGGCAATGAGCTTGCTGCGGCCCTTTCGAAGTGCCAGGGCGCACTGTCGAGCGTTGGAAAGGATCGCGAAGTCAAGGGCACGTACTCCTTCAAGTACGCTACCTTGTCTGCTATTTGGGAGGTTGTGCGTAAGCCTCTTGCGGACAACGGACTGTCAGTGGTACAGCTCCCGAGTGTCGGTGAGCGCAAGGTCTCGGTCGAGACGCGCTTGATGCATGCGTCTGGCGGGTGTATTTCGAGCGTAATCGAACTCCCAGTGGCACAGCAGACACCACAGGGCATCGGTTCGGCACTTTCGTATGCGCGAAGGTACGCACTGTCGGCAATGCTCGGGGTGGTTTCCGACGACGATGACGATGACGGGCTTGCTGCCGCTGACAGCTCCAACACGATCGAGCGTCGCCAGCCACAACAAGCCTACAAGCCCAAGCCACCACAGCCCGCGCCTGCACCCAAGGCGAGCGCAACCACCACACCTCCGCCACCACAGACCCCCAGGCCCGAGGATCCACCGCCTCCTCCGCCTCCGGCCGGCCTAACGCTCGAACAGAAGTGCGCAGAGCACGAGGCCAAAATCCTCGCGGCCACCGACATCGCCATCCTTAAGGGCCTGGTGAATCAGGTGGGTCCGTCGTTCGCTGGCCACGCAGACCCAAAGATCACCAAGCCATATCTCGACAAGCTTCGTTCGGTCTATGCCGCCCGTCTTGCCGAGCTCACCAAGGCGACGCCGTCATGACGCTGCCCTCTCTACCAACAGGCAGTGCCGTTGGGTTGGCCGCAAAGTGCCCTTCCTCACAGGTCATACCTCCGGCTCCAGAGACCTCGGAAGTGCTAGAGGCGGGCACCCGTAAGCATGCGGCGCTCGACAACAGGGTGACTGGGTTCGGTCCACCCCAGACCGACGAAGACACCAGAAAATGGCTCAACTCCATCGAAGATGAACACCTGGCGCCAATCCTCGGGTGCTCGTCCGAGGTTACGTTGTCATGGGACCCATACAGCAAGGCTGCTGGCCAACTCGGGCACCACCTCGACAGAAACTATCCTCGAGACGGCATGGTGATGTATGCAACTGCCGATTATGTCTCACTCACGAAGGACGGTGTTGTTGTCGCAGACCTCAAGACCGGGCACTCAGACACGGGGCCAGCAAGAGATCTGCCGCAACTGCGCGCACTCGCGCTCATGGCCTCAAGACACTCGTCCTCCGACTCAGCGCGAGTCGGCATTCTGCACGCAACCGGTTCGGCAACGTGGTGGGACTGGTGCGAGTTTGATCAGTTCGACCTCGCACTGATTGAGGCAGAACTTAGGTCGGTGTGTGATAGTGTAATCGAAGCACATAAAGAGTACGGAGAAATGGGTAAACTCCGACCTGTACCCGGAGGTCACTGCGGTCGATGTAGGGGTCGCTGGGCGTGTCCTGCCTACACCAGCCAGATTTGCGCGCTGGGTCGAGAGGACCTCAAAAAGGACATGATGACCCTATTGACGCCCGAGACCGCCTCGAAGGCTCTTGCTCGATATCAGGCGGCAAAGTCCGCAATCAATGATGTCGGTCGTTCACTCATGATGTATGCGCAGCAATACCCGATTGATGTCGGCAACGGAAAGCTGTGGGGTCCTGTGGTTGGCACCACCAAGACGTTTGACGCTGAGTTGGCCTGGCCCGTGCTTCTTGAGCAACTCGGAGACAAGGGCGCCGCAGCCGCTGTGTCCAAAAAGACCTCGAAAGCAGGCATCGAGCGAGGGGTTGTGGCTTCCGGTGTGGTAAAAGGTAAGGCAGGAAAAGTTCGGGAGGTGGTTGCGGCGCTTGAGGTTGCAGGCGCTGTAGGAGAAAAGACGTCAGTGGAGTATGGTGAATACGAACGTAAAGGGGAGTCATGAGAGACGGTACGGATAGCTACGTATTGACGACCGATAGCGACGAACGTAAGGGTATTCCGCTTGCATCTGGTTGCCTGGACTACTTCCCGGCCGCACTGGCCGAGGTTGCGCGCCTGTCGAAAGTCGGAAGCGACAAACACAACCCAGGACAGACATTGTATTGGTCGAGAGGGAAGTCTGGCGATCATGCGGACTGTATCATGCGCCACCTTGCCGACCGCGGAACGGTCGACACCGACAAAGTGCGCCACTCAGTCAAGGTGGCCTGGCGCGCACTGGCGTTGCTGCAAGAGGAACTCGAGGCCGAAGAAGGGGCGCCGCTTCCGAGGGGCTCTCGAGAACCAGTAACAAACCAGATCGACGGGGGTCACAGTAATGTCTAACGCCAAAAAGCGATACGTAATCACGTGTGCTCAAAACGCTACACTAGTCCATAAACCAGCACTACGTTCGTTGATTTTGTACTGTGTTTCAAACAGAGCTCAATTACTTGTGGTTCCGGTACGATACAGAAACCCAACGTCACTCTGGAATAACAACAACAAACATGACGATTGGTGGGACGAGAGCGTACTTCCGTACATGACCGACGCACGCATGGAGCTCTGTCCTGGGTTGGTGTTGGCGGCAGACGTCAAGATCCAACCAACAGCCAGTTCGCCATTGTCGGGCTTCGAGGCCCTCACTGGCACGGATAGTTGCATCATTGGACACCCGAAGATGCAAATGCAGTACGTTGCGTCTCCGGCCGGTAAATACCCGAAACTACTGTCAACCACCGGGAGTGTTACTGTGCGCAACTCGACCAATACAAAGGCGGGTAAGCTCGGCGATTTTCATCACTTCCTTGGTGGTGTTGTGGTCGAAATTGATGGCGATTGGTACACTATCCGACAGGTTAACTGCGACAGGCAAACGGGTAAGTTTACCGACCTCGACACCGACTACTCTCCGCGTAGCATAAGTCACGCAAGGAATGCATCTGGGTTGGTTCTTGGTGATGTGCATTCGGCCGTTACCGATCCAAAGGTAACGTTTGCTACATACAGTAAGGGCGGAATCGTAGATACCTTGCACCCAAGAAAAATCGTAGTGCATGATGTGTGTGATGGTATAACATGTAACCCACATCACGTAGGAGATCCGTACGTCAAGATGGCGAAATATCATGACGTCAGAGGTGGCGTTCGAGCCGAGATCGAGGAGGCATGTGCTTACCTCAATAAATCACAAAAAGAAGCGGAGGTATTTGTGGTGCCAAGCAACCACAACGACTTCCTGCGTCGATGGATGATTACGCACAACTGGCATGCGGATCCATTGAATGCTGAATTTTACCTGGAGACGGCTGCGTTCATGGCCAGTGAAGCCCGCGTCAAACCCAACGGCATCGAATACCCAGACCCATTTATTTACTGGGTTAATCGCCTTGCTCCCAAGGTGACCTGTCTCACACCCGGGGCGTCCCTGTTGATTTCTGGTGTTGAATGTGGTATGCACGGACACCAGGGGCCAAATGGGACTCGCGGTACCCTTAAGAACCTAGCTCGCATCGGAGCGAAGGTAATTACTGGACACACTCACACCCCAGGAATCGTTGAAGGACACTACCAAGTTGGGACCTCGACACCGCTACAGTTAGACTACAATGTGGGTCCATCTAGTTGGATGCAGGCACATGTTGTTATTTATGCGTCTGGTAAGAGGTCTGTGATTGTAATTAGAGACGGTAAATGGAAGCTGTAGTCAAATGTATAAAGGGAGAACGCAATGACCTACAAACTCGACGTGAACAATCCGATTCCTGATGAGATTGGAATCGATATCGCACAACGGTCCGCCATGAGGCAGTTTCCTGGCGTACTGTCTGATGACGACCTACAGCATATCGCATTGACATACCTCGAGTACATCAGGAAAGGGAAGGAGTGGAGACTCGCGTGTTCCTCGGCTATTCTGTCCGTGCGCCGCTCCCTCACATCTCGAAACAAGGTGGTCGCAACCTCGGCAGCCACCACATATGTCGACATCGAACAACACCCGGACTCGGGAGGCATTCTGAGTTCAGAATCTCAGACGTCTTCATGGGCCCACAGGGACCTCGAACGAGTGTCATCGACGCAGCAGTCGCATGATACGCTCGGAGTCGTCAGTCGCCTCGATATGCCTCAGGCTGTTGTGCGTTTTTGGTTTGAGGGGTGGAGTGATACCGAGATCTCGGAACATCTAGGTGTGTCACGTATGACCGCATGGCGTTGGCGTAAGAAGGCCAAGAAACAACTTCGTGACTTCGGCAGGGATTTCAACCTGTAGTATATTCGGCACCCACCAACAGTAATTAACCCATATAGACCCCTGGTTACCACAATGGTTTCCAGGGGTTTTTGTTGGTACGAGGAATGCATCTATTTGCTGTATGGATAATAGTGATGGCTTCACTGGTTGGGTGACACGCAATGGTGAGTGCGTTGAGTGTGGGTCTTATGGTCACATCGGGGCCGCTCGGGGGCTGGGCGAGATGTACCCAGATGACGCTGGCTGGGTTCATTACAGTAACGGTATCCCGGAGCCGGTCGCCATGCGTGTAGGAGAGAGATACCTACCACAGGTGACGCAGCGCCAGTTCAATGTGATGTGTGAAATTCAGGTCGAATGTGGTAATGGTCGTGAATGGTGGTTCGATGACCTCGAGATTGTAGTGGAGTGAGCGGTTACATTTGTGTGGGTCGATGACTTACTCGCACCATGAGCGCCGCTACAAATGAGGCCATCAAGAAGCACGCTAGCAGGGTTATGGGCGCCTATGAGGCGCTCTTTCCCTTTATTTCCATCGCACGGCGTGACGGTCCGGCATTGCTTAGTCAGGCCATTACGACCGCCCGTGACGACACCAATGGAACCGTCTCACAGCAGACGTTCGGTCGACAGGTGACTGTCCTCAAGCTCATCCTGGAGACGCTCATCAAACTTCCTGCGCCCGAGGGAGTCAGAGAAGACGAGCACTTCGACATTCCGAGCGCACCGTCGCCCCGTCTGGCCCTGATGTCCCGTTACCGCGACACACAGTCGAACGACCTCAATGCCGTGCCCGACAAGCTCCTGTGAGTATTGTAGCCACAGAGGCAGCTGAGTTCCTCGAGGACTTCGACCGCTTCGCGTGTGCGGCCTGGTCGGTTGTGTGTCCGCAGCCCATGGTGTATGAGCTCCCACAAGCCGCCATCACTACCCACCTACAGGCAGTAGTTGACGGCAGCCTGCCGATTGACACCCTCGTCATCAATGTCCCCCCTGGCTCCTCGAAGTCGCTCCTCTCGAACGTCATCTGGCCCGCCTGGCTGTGGGCTCGAGACCCGTCGTGCACCGTCATTGCTGTGTCGCATACTGCCGCACTTGTCAATCGATTCAGCGCTAAGTTCCGACTTCTCATCAAGTCGGAGTGGTTTCAGTTGCGTTGGCCGTATGTGCAACTTAGTAAGGATACTGCCTCCAAGTTGTCGATGCGTACGACGGCCCTGGGGGAGCGAATCGGCGTGTCGGCCGGGGGCTCCATCACCGGCTCGCACGCAGATGTCATCATCGTCGATGACTTGGTCGACGCGAAGGACTCGAACAACACACCAGCAATTCTTGCGCGCAATGAGTGGCATGAGGAAGTACTCATGTCGCGCTGGAAGAACGAGAACCACAAGCTCGAAGTCTGCATCGCCCAGCGCCTACATGAGTCCGACCTACCAGCCGTCTTGATGGCCCGCGGGGCCACTGCCCTCGTGATGCCTGCCATGGGCCCAGGAACATCGACGCCTGTGTGGATGGACCCAAGGGAGGGTGATGAGCTTCTCGCCCCTAAGCGCCTCTCCAAGGCCACTCTGCGCAGCAAGCAACAGACGCTCGGGTCGGCTGGCTACTCGGCGCAGTATATGCAGGACCCGATTCCGCAATCTGGCGGCATCGTGAAGCCCGAGTGGTTGGCGCACGAGTGGTCGGGTGTGCTTCCTGACGGCAGCCATACGTACATTGTTGCTGACACCTCGCACGGCGAGAACTCCGATAATGACCCGACGGGGCTCCTGGTGGTGTCGAAGCACGGAGCCTCGCTGCGGATCATAGACTACAGGACCGGCGTGTGGGACTTCCCTGAGCAAGTGGCGCAGCTCGAGTCGGCAATCAAACAGTACCAGCCGACCTGTGTCTATGTCGAGGCTGCGGCCTCTGGTCGTTCGATCGTCCAGACACTTCGACTGCGTATTCCGTACATCGTGGGAGTACCTCCGCACGGACCGAAGGAGACGCGGCTTCGCGCCATCACCCCGTACCTCGAGTCAGGCGCAGTCATGCTGCCCGAGGGCGCGCCATGGGTGCCAGTATTCAGGAAGGAAGTCATCTCCTTCCCTAGGGCCATCCACGACGAATGCGTCGACGTGCTGTCGCTCGCGTGCTCGCGCCTGCTTTCCGATGCGCCAGCTACCGGAGAGGTTCAGGCTTCGGCCGTTGACGCACTGCTTGCTGGGTTGATGTAGTCATGCATGCAGAACGCTCAGTTTACCGCTCGAACGTTCCTTGCTGGGAAGAGTACCGTGAGGGGGCTTGACGCAGGAAGCCACGGACCTCTCACACACAGATGCTCACTGTTCCCCACGACAGCTCGCGTGGCATGACACAGCACCCAACGAACCCACTTACCCCTGGGTCTTCCTTGTTGCTTGTGGTCGATGTTGGGTCAGTCGATCGTGGCCATCGACATGTTCGGAGCTTTTTGTGGCGGGTAATTCGGGCGCTCGTTAGGGACTGGGCCAGTCAGAGGCTGCCTACCGCCAGAGGGAGCTGCGTTACCTTGACGACCACCCCTCGGCCGTTGGACCACACGATCTCGGTACCTACTTCGATCTCGTGGTCGGCTGCGACCTCGAGGCGGTAGATGTTCGTGTAGGTGGTGTGCGGCACGTAGGCCTCGACCGGGAAGCGTTGCGCTGGGAGCTCGTCGGTCACGGTGGTGATTGCCGAGCTGGTGATGTAGCCCTCAGGTACGTTGGTCTTGCGACCGGCCAAGGTGTAGATCTCCTGACCACACTCCGGGAGGCCTGACATCGGCTGCTGTATGACATACAGCGACATCGTGGCCTGTCCGCACCCGACCAGCGCGCCTGCAAGGACTGCGATGACTGCGAGGCTTGTCGTCTTGGTTTCCATGTATTCTCTGTATTACAGGTACTGTGCCACTTGGTCGGGCCCTACCTGCGCCCGGTTGCGTCGAGGCCCCCAGGGTCATTGCTAGTCTGGGTGTCCGGCCAGACGACCCACCCTCAACAAACTCGATCTGCCTGGGGAGTCTTATGTGATCTTTTCGGTGGGTCTAAGTGAGTCACAGTACGAGTCGAGCGTGTCAACTCGAACCGATGGATTATCCAGTATATGTGTAGGAATCACAAAAACCCTACCTGCCATTCGCTGTAGGTGATCCATCCCCACTCCGTGGATGTTCCTGTTCGAGGCCTCTCGCACCGAACACCGCAACTGCACCACCACTACCTCGTACCCAGCAGCCAGTGCCCTGTAGACGTACCAGGCGCAGTCGCTCCAAATCAAGTTGGTGTTGTCGACGACGATTTCGGTGCACTTTGTGGTTATATGGGAGTGGAATTTGTTCCTGCATACATCGTGAGCTGCTCCCAGTAGACTGGCGTCGAAATGATACGACCCTCCCGAGGAGAAAAAGAGGTCCGCAGAAACCACGAAGGCGCCAGGAAGGTTGCGTCTCACGTATGTGGTCTTACCGCTACCAGGGAGGCCGCTCATGATATATACTGTTTTGTTTTTCATGTATCCATCCTACTGCAGTTCTGGTGCCACTCTAATGGTACCTGTTTTTGTCTGGTTATGGGTGGCGCGCTGGGTCATCGGTCGTCGAGGTCCGAAAACAGAGCCCACCGACTATGTATTTGTAGTACATCAGAAACACATCTGGTGCAGTGTGTATGTCCCACGCAGATATATCAACGTCCGCCGGAGTCACATCTCGGTGCCCCCACCCTGGAAGCAACTCTCCAAGCACCACTGGTGCCTCAGCCATCAACATTGCGCGATCCATATCCTTGACGGTGCTGCCATATCCGCACTTCGTACCGGCTTTCAGTCGAGCTTGGTCTTTCTGATGTAGGTATCGACCGCACTCTTTGCTTCCATGAGCGTACAGCCAGAGTCATTGCGAACCTCTTTAATCGCCCCGAGTATATTGCCATTATGGACCATTATCAGCGCACCGGCATTCAAGTAGGGCCATGTTGTCGATGGTGTGGTTGGCTCGGCCACACACACACTGAGCGCATCTATCACTTGTATGCTTATTTTTGCTTTGGTCATTACTGTATCCTCGGTATTATGTGTTTTTGTAGTGTAAGTGGCTGGGTATGCGAAGTCAAGGCGCGTGAAGTTCGTACGCCTCGCGCTCTCCGAGCTGTAGCACCTGTTCTACCTTGCAGTCCATTCGGTACCCGAAGATGATTCCCCGGGCATCCTCGGTGATGTAGGTGTACTTGTGTCCACCTACCACTGACGCATTCACGACGATGTCGCCGGACTTGAATTTGCATTGCTTCATTAGAACCTCGTCAGTCGGTGTTCGGATGCCAGCACGTGATTCCCGCCAGACGACATCGCCACCGTGTAGTGGTGGCCTGATGTGTGGCGCGAGTGGTCAATCACCACGCCATTCAGGCCTACTCCATTCGTCCACACCTTCACATCATCTCCCACTGCGAACAACTGAGTGAACTGGGTCTTGTTTTTGTTCATACCATCCATCCTAGCAATTAACTTACCACTCCATGTTGTTAGTATTTCGTGGGGTTTATTGGGAGGTTACGGTGGGCCCACGGGGGTCATTGGTCGTCTGGGTGTCCGGCTAGACGACCCACCCTGCGCCGGTTGGATGTACTCAGCAGGTACCCACACTAGAGTCAGGTCTAATTAGATCAACCTCGTCAGTCGGAGTTCGGACGCCATGTGGGAGCGTTACTTATGTCTGGGTGGTACCGTACACCTGGGTGTTGCCGCACACCCTGGCGCTACCTGACACCACCGAGCAACCGAACACCTGGGCGTTTCCGCACACCACTGCGTTACCACCCACCCAGGCGCTACCAAACACCCAGGCATGGTCATTCACCAGGGCACTGCCCGACACCCAGGCGCTTCCGAACACCTGAGCGCTGCCGCACACCACTGCGTTGCCACCCACCCAGGCGCTACCAAACACCCAGGCATGGTCACCCACCAGGGCACGGCCCGACACCCAGGCGTTTCCGCACACCCAGGCACTGCCGCCCACCCAGGCTTTGTTGTACACCCAGGTATTGCCGGACACACGGGCGTTGTCGTACACCTGGGAGTTATCGGACACCCGGGCGTTGTCGTACACCTGGGAGTTTCCGGACACCCTGGCGCTACCTGACACCCGGGCGTTGTCGCACACCAGGGCGTTGTCGTACACGAAGCAGTCGCCGTCTTGCGACAGGTTGTGTGGGTGCTCGATATAGCCACCAAGCACGCCGTCCGACAACCTGCGAATTCGGCGGTATTTTGGATATTTGGGGTGTGTAGTGTCGGTTATTTCGTACTTCTGGGCGCTCGGCGTCTTCTTGGTTTCCATGTGTCTTCCTTGTTGCATGTAACGTGCCGCACCACGAAACACGAAGTCCTAGCCCGAGAGAAACTCCGACAACGCGTCAAGGGCCGAGATCGCTCCAGTCCAGTCCGTGCGCCCACCGGAGAGCGCCTTTTCCATGGCAGAATACGTCATCTCGGCCTTCCGTCTTGCTTGAATCCGCCTGGTGTCTTGGCGAATCGACTCTCTGATTTCTTCGGTAACTGGGTGCATGTCGCAGATATTCACACCCGCCATCGAAACCGCTGGAGCACCACCGGCATGCGTCAAGTCAAATCGACTGCGCTTGGGGGTGATGTTGTGGACGGTGTACACGCGCCAGCCCAGCTCCCTCCCCATGAAGCCCCCGATCCTCCGGTCCCTCACCGCAACTTCATTTCCACACTTCAACCCACTAAACCACTGTTCACGTTCGGTCATTGTGATGTTCATTGTCATGTTATAAGTGTAACACGGTTAACCAAAGCCGCCTCAATTTTACACCAAGGCACGCCAAATACCGTGAGCCTGGCCAAGTTCTCCCTGTATGCTACCCAGAGTGGGGCCACCTTCGCTTCGTATTCAACTAGGAATGGAGCCTCACTCGCTTCGTATTCAACCCAAATCAACTCCAGCTTGGCGTGGTATTTAGCCCGGATTGGGGCCAGGTCCACTGAATTCGCGTCGCGCCTAATGGAGATCGGCCCCATCTCTTTATCTCGCTCATGTAGGAGTGGTGTCACTTTCGCGTTGTACTCGGCTTGAATTGGGGCCACCTTTGCTTTGTATTCGGCCTGAATCGGGGCCATCTTTTCTTTGTGGTTTATCCAGAGCGACTCTCGGCTGGCTGGGCATAGGGGGGCGATGCCGACATTCTCAATCAGCCACAGCAACCAGTCTCCATTTCCACAGGCCCTCCACAATTCCTCGGGTGTTCCCGGTGTCGACCTGACCCAAAGCAAAGACTCCTTGCAGGCATTAATATCGATCAATTTCTGAATGAACTCGTCTCGCGTCATTGTCATGCTCCAAGCGTATTGCATATTGCGCGCCATAAACTACCGAGCGACCCTCAGTACTTGTAGGGTCGCCCATGGGTCATTCGTTGTTTGTGGGTTTTACTTCGTGATTGGGCCTGTCGCGATACCTGGGTCCAACTCAACCGGAGTGGGCCTCGCCGCAATGAGCTCATCCAGGAAATAGGGCTTCGCGTCAGTGCTGTCGTCAGCAAGAACCTCAAACTCCTCTGTCAACCCGGACTCGTCATTCTCGTCAAGGTCGAGACCCAACTCCTCGAGAGCGAATCTGAGATTCAGAATGGCTGTGGCATTGAGTCCAATTTCATTGTGGATCTGCTCAACAAGCAGCGCCACTTCAGCCTGAACAACCCCACCAACAAACACCTCGAGTTCGCTCTTCTGTGTGTCTTCCATTTACATGCTCCCTTACTTCATCCGGGGAACCGCCCGGTCGGTGTTAATTTCGGTTGTACTGTTCGACAAGTAGCTTGTAGTGGTACATCCATGATTCTGCTGCGAATGACGGGGTCCACTCCTGTATGGAAACGGGAGCAGGAACAACACCAGCATAACCCCAGCCAGGAAGCAACTCGCCAAGAAGTACTGGAGCCTCTGCCATGAGCATCGACCTGTCCATACTTTTCACTGGCTTCGAGTAAATCACATCAAGAATCGAATACGGGAAACCAAGTGCCTCAATGAAGGCAAGTGTGTGGATGTGCTCCAGTTCAGCCCATGTCACACCATTAACAATGATGTGCGGTTTGAGCGGGGAGGAGATGTCTGGAAGATACACCTCACCCAACTCATGCAACATGAATGCCAGCTGCACATCAACGTCATGGGTGTTGCTGAGCTCAATGGCTCCGAGAACACAGTGTTGTGCGACACTGTAGTGAAACTTGGTCTGCCCAGTGAACCGCGCCTTCTTTCCAAGGGACTGTGGGATATCTCCCAGCGACATGTTTGATTTGTCGGGCTTCAACAGGTCAATATACTGCCCACTGTATGTCTGTATCTTTGCATTACTCATCGTCGTCCACCTCGGTGATTTCGAGCTCATTCACTCCATTCAGTTCATCCTCAAGCTCCCCTAGCGACCTGCTCCACCTGTCGAGCCCGAGCTCCCTTTCATTCAGGCAGTACTCACGATCTTCGAGCTTTCGCGCCCTCACAAGCAGAAACAAATACGTGACAACAACCAACAGCACCTGCAACACAAAGCCGGCGATTTCCATATTCATTCTCCCTGCAAACTACAAGCCAAACATATCTAGCTGTATCGGAGCCACGTTGCGCGACACAGGCATGGGTTTTTGTTGATGACGGGTTGATGTTGACCCTGTTCTACTGGTTTCGGAATAACAGTCAGGCTCCACTGTGGAGCATCAGACCTACCCCACACCTCACCACCGAGCTCCCAATCAACAGTCACTAACCCATCGAAACCATTGATTTTCCTACCAATTCCAACGACAATCCCGAACTCGCCTGCAGTGTGTATCACCCTGTCGCCAGGCTTCATGCGTCACCTCGAGTCATTGACACACCCTCACGAGCCCATTTCCGCCGCACAAGTCGCACGTCACGGTTACTTCGGCTGGCGCGAGCCCTGGGGAGATAGGGGTAACCGGCCGCACACGTGGTGCCACCTCATGAGTGCAGCAACCATCACCACCACATCGAGGGCAAACCGTGTAGGTGTTGTCGGTGTGCCGCATACTGTAGTTCGTCTGTGTGGTCTTCATGTCCTCACTTACTGCAATCCTAATACCAACAAACCAAGAGTTCTTACGGGCGGTTACGCAGTCTGCCGTGAGTCATCAGTTACTGATGTGTCGAATTTTATGACCCAGCTTGTGGTTCCTTGGGACCGGAGGAGGCAATGGAGCGTGCGAGGTCCGCAAGGCCAGGGCGATGCGAATGTCGTTGCAGGTACGAGTCGTCTTGAGTTGACTGCGGACTGGGCGGCGAATTGTGATCTTCATGTGTTGTGTTTATGCAGGTCTTATGCCAGCGTAACAGAACGTAATTACGCTGGTCTAGATGGGTCAATCGTTACGACTGGGTCGGTCGGCTCCAATGAAGAATGCACGACCCAAACTGCGGTGTCCCCTGTGTTGCTCCTGTTGGGTCCTCTGGTTTCCCGTACTGTGTGCGCGACTCCAGAAACCACACCCGAAGATCGCTCACAGGCAACAGTCGGTGAGGTTCAACGAATTGATGCCACCAGGCCTGATCCGTTGTTGCAGGTAGGACCATTGTGATTGTTCTTGTGGTAACAGTTGCAGGTAGGACCATTGTGATTGTTCTTGTGGCAACACCCTGTTCATATCTGCGCACGAAGTCATGCTCATGAGCCCACACATGCCAGGCCATCTCAACCCAATCGTACTTCTGCGACCATGGTGGATTACAGAACACATCTCCAGTCCACGGAACCGAGAACCCGTCGTGCCCAATACACCCGTCCTCACCGATGACGCCGAGTGGTCCACACCAGCTCGACGCATGATGCGACATCGGCTCGGCCGCAGCGTCGAACGTGAACGACTTGACTCCGGTGAGACACTTAACCGTATCGATCGTGTCCGGTAGCGTGAATCGGCGGTCGTTTGGCTTCGCGCTTCTCCTGATATTCCACCCCATTATCGAGCTCCGCGCAACACTGCGACGATGACACACAGACCCACGAAACCCAGCACCACTGCGTACGCCATCATACCCACATCATTTCCTGTCAGCATGTATTTATCTCTTTCTTTTGGTTGATTACTTTATGTTTGCGGCGATTGCCATGACAACAAGGTCTTTGACTGTAACGGCCCTGGCAATCTCAGCGCATGACAGGCAGTCATTACCATACCTTGCGGCACACCTGAAAGCGTCGGAGTAGAGCTCTGAGACCCGCTTGTCGCTTGCGGTACATTTCACACCCGAACCAAGCAACGAAAGAGCGCCTGCTTCATTTCGGATTGAGTCGATTTCTTTGGCGTTCATGATTGGTGGTTATGCAGTCTCGGTGCCAAAAAAACAACAGAAGAATATCACGTACTTACGGTATTTATCGGTGAGTCAAACTCGCGCACTGGGTTAATATTGACGACTCAGTGACCCGGGAGACTTAGCGCGTCTATCGTTGTGATGTCAACACCAGACACCAACGCTAAGGCCATTATCTCTGACGCATTTGCGTCTCCTAATGGTAGCGGGGGGTCATTCGACAAGCGCACCCAATACGTGCTGTCTGGCAGGGTTATGTCGGCCAATGCCGCCATTGGACTATGGACGTCGTCCGATGTCGCACAACTCATTGTCGACACACCCGTCACGGAGGCCCTGCGCCCGGGTTGGTCAGTCACGTCTGGTACCGAGGATATCACGGAACAAGTCAAGGCAGATCTCGAGGACCTCGGAATTGACGTGGTGTTGTCTGACGCAGTGCGCAAGGCCAGGGCTACCGGAGGGGCGGGGATTCTTTTGATGTCGCAAGACGCGGACCTCTCGAAGCCCTGGGGCAAGACGAGCAAACTCGAAGGGCTCATGGTGTTCGATGCGTCCGAGCTCACTGCCGGTACTGAATACATCACCTCACTCAACTCCAGGGCGTTCGGCTTCCCAGCTTACTACAACCTACAGCCACTCGGCCTAGTGATGGAGTCAATCCAACGCATCCATCACACACGAGTCGTCAGGGTATGTCCTCGTCCGTTTACGCGCTCCAGTATTATCGTGCGCCTTGGTTGGTCGCAGCCAATCCTCGAGACATTGGCTTCAGTCATCAAGGACTTCGAGATTGCCTACTCCGAAGCGCTTGGATTGCTGCCGGACTGGGCGCAGGGCTCCATCACGATGACCGGTCTCCTTCGGGCCCTGACGTCTACCGACTCTGCAGGTGCACAGGCGATTGCCGCCCGCTACAAGTTGCTTGACGCCAGTCGCTCCCTCCATCGCCCAATCCCTCTTGATGCCGGAGACGCAAGTTCTCCCGGAGAAAAGTACGAGCGCCACACGACTCCGGTGTCCGGTCTCCCGGAGTTGCTCGACCGCGCGGCCCAACGCCTGTCGATGGCCTCGCGTATTCCGGTGCCGATTCTCATGGGGCAGTCTCCATCTGGTCTCGGAGACACTGGCTCCACAGCAACGCGCGCATGGTACGCCTATGTCGGTACCATACAGTGTGATTATGTACGACCAACCCTCGAAGCCATCCTGCGCGTACTCTGGGGGGCGCGCGAACCAGCGCAATGGAAGGTAGAATTCAACCCACTGTGGGCTCCAACCTCACAAGAAGAGGCTCAGACACTCCTCACCACAGCCCAGGCATACGACATACTCGTTAAGGCTGGTGCCATTGCCCCGGACGAAGTTAGGGCCAAGGTGTTTCCTGGCCTTGCTGAGTCATCTGAATCTGCCTACAGCGAATCATACCGCTCTCTTGTGTCGGAGCTCAACAAGACCAAGAACGAGGTCGAGCCCAAGTGAGGGTCGCACGAGTAACGCCGGTGCATCCCGACCGCATGGCGGAGATGTACTTACGTCGACTGCGCCCATATCTAACCGAGCTCCATAGACTGACGACGGCTTGTCTTGAGCGTGCTGCCGCAATCTCTGGTATTATTATGGATTCCAACTCGGCTCGCGCTAGTGATGCGCTTGATGGTGTCAAGAGCGCCATGTCATATTCCTGGCCACCCAAGCGACTGGCTGGGGTAGTGCGCCATGTGGGCGTAGAGACCGTCAAACTAGGGGAACGCAATGTGTCGCGCCTCACCGGGATTGAGGTCAGGGGCGTGGCCTCACAAGAAGCCGTAAGTGACTGGGTGGGTGTCAACGTCGATCTGATTCGCACTGTCGAAGACCGCTATCTCAGTCAGGTGCGCGACCTCGTCTCTGAAGGTTTTGAGAGCGGCGATAGGTGGGAGAGTATCTCCAAGAAACTACAGGAGAGGGCCGACGTATCGCGCTCCAATGCCGACCGTATCGCCAGGGACCAGTGCAGCAAACTTAATGCCGAGGTGTCGCGGGAGGCAATGGAGAGGCTCGGGGTCAAGCGGTGTATCTGGCGCACAATGGGAGACTCGAGGGTGCGCGACGAGCACGCAGAGCTCGATGGTGTCGAATACGACATCGGTGAGGGTGTGATGTTTGAGGGGGGGCGTATTTGGCCGGGGTCTGAAATACAGTGCCGATGTTACGCTGAGCCTGTGATTGAATTCGGTGTCGAGCCAGAAAAAAAGAACCAGAGATAACGGAGCCAGAGCCGACGACTGAACCGGTAGTTGAGCCGGTGGCGACAACTACCCAGCCGGAAGAGTTTTGGAGCCATCAACAACTTCGCGAGGCATAGGGGGAACAGCTCGACCTTCGCGCACCACCCGGCGTCAATCAGGTAAGTGAAATGCTCCCGGAGTCACTGGCCGCCGTTGCGGCTCGATTGCTCGGGTGACTGCGGCCCCGAATTGCCTGACTCGGGACCCACGTCATGTTGCGCCTGGAGAACCAGGTGGGCTGTCCTACTTATACCCTTGTTTACTTCTTTGCTGCGATCGCCTCTTCGAGATCGATCTGAAGTTCGCCAACGGTCAGGAACGACTTAAGTCCTCCGGTCTGCACTTCAGCGACCTCCGCACGCGCGACCTCGACCTCCGACTCCTTAAGGCCTGACTCGCCGTTGGGTTTGCCGATTTCGCCGAGCCTCGAACGAAGGTACGACAACATCAGGCCCTGTGCCTTGTATGCGTCCTTGTACGGCTCGAATGCCACCTTGACTTGCTCGCGCATCTTGGCGAGATCTTCGTCGGCTTTCTCGGCTTCGCGTAGTGCTGCGTTGTCGAGCGACACCTTGGCGATGCGGTCTCGCAGGGCTGCCTCGTCATTCCCGAGCACGTCAACGTCCTCGCAGAACGACTTGATGCTCTCGTACGGGTTCTTCTGGTTCTTGTTCTTTGACCCACGTGGACGGCCCATTGTCTACTCTCCCTTACACTTCATCCGGGGAGCCGCCCGGTCGGTACAGCGAAAATACGTCCTGGTTTTATTGCAGTTTCCGTGCCGTATCGTCCTGAGTGTAACCGCCCAGAAGTCCTAGATCCTCGTGAACCACAACGCGGTCATTCTTAACCTCGAGGTCAAAAAGCTCCACAGGCGACCCATCTCGATATCCTGCACACATCAGACATTCGATCCTGCAGTCAACGGCGTACCACACAGCCCCGTGCAACATGGCCAGCATTGCCCATGTCTCAAGATCCGAGTACCACAAGTCTTGCTTGCGTGTGGCAAACGCATGAACTGCATCAAGCTCTACCCGCCAATGTGGCCCCGCTTTAACCACGAGACCAAGCCTACAGAGTGCAGCCAGATCCGTGCGGAGCTCTGCTTCTGCTGCGCATCTACTTTTTGGCCCACCAGGACTCCATGCCTCGCGTTCGATTGCGCCCCAAACGGCAGACTCCTCGGCCTTCTGTAGCTTAAGTACCGTTGCGAGCAAGCCGATACGACGGGCAGCGACAGGGCGGTAGATTGAGTTACGCGACATTGACGGCCTCCGTGTACTGCGGCACGACCGCCACATTTACCCCAGGAACGACGATCTCGGTCCGGGTGGTGTCCTGGCCTGGGGGAGACGAAATCTCGCCATCACAACCAGCCAGGACAATGAGAGCGCAAGCCTCACTGCATATCGGGGCCGGAGGACACCATTCAATCTCTACTCGGCCTGCAGTTATCTTACCACACACCAGACACTCATACATGCGTTCACTTTTGAGCATTGTCGTTCTTTCGCACGAAAGCCAGATACTTAAGCATGGATGAGACTACTTTCTGTGGCTCTACACCGATCTCCTTGGCGGCTTTTTCGGCCAGGCGATGCAGGGCGCAGTTAGTTAGGTCTCCGTCCTCTCGGAGCCGCTCAAGTTCAATCAGGGCCCAGGGGGCTGCCGGGGTAGTCATACTGCCTCCGAGACCCGGCTCGATGGCGCCCAAAACAGGGCTCCAGTCGGCAGTGCGATACTGTAGTTGAGTTGTCCACAAGGAAGAGTGAAGGTCCCGGTGATGACTCCATTCACCGTCTCACCCTGCCACAACACATCCACACTGGTTCCTACGGCAAGTTGCTTGCTCACATTGCCTCCCTGTTGACTGCACGATTCTGTTGCGACGTGGTTTCCTGTGTTTTCTCGAGAACATCCATTAGATTGCGGAGTCGCGAGAAGGTCCTGAGGCAGTCGCAGTTTTCGTAGATTGCCTTGAGCTGACTCAGTAGTTCTTCTTTTGTCATGGCTCGCGCTCGATGACGGCGATGAGGTGTACGAGCTGCGCGAAGGTGTCGAGAGAATCGCGCTGCCCAACCCCGTCTGCAATGACCCAGAGCCGCTTGACGATCCCTTCGTACGACATCTCGGCCTTGGTGGATGAGATGTCCCACTCGCGAAAGGTGTTCTCGTATTTCGGTATCGTCGCAACCACTTCGCTCTTGATCTCGGAGATTGTGACTGCTGCTGGCCCGGTGTGGACGGAGTCGACGAATTTGGCCGCGAGTTCCGTAGAGTCAGCTTCGATCTCGATGATGATGGGGCACTCCGTGTGGATCGTCGCTTCGTACTTTTTCATTTTGTGTTTCTCCCTGTGAATTAAATATACCGACCTCAGGCAGTGAAGTCAAGTTTTTCGACATACCACTGGATCTTTGCGTTGCGAACCCACGAAGCCTCTGCCGCGAAGTACAGTGGGTCAAGTCGCCATGGAATGGAGAGTATGGCGATGTCGCATGCTTCGTCGGCCGATTCGGCCAACACCATGAATGTTGTCGGGCTTTCGAGGAGTGCCTTGAGTTCGTGGTTGGAGCGCAGGCAGGGTGGAGGGATGATGGTCACCGAGAACGTGAATGGCATGGTCTCAGTCGTTTCCTGTTCCATTGCCCATTGCGTACGTCCAGAAGTCCCTGGCTTCTTCGGAGAACCAGGCCTCAAGGAAGGCATTCTCGTCGACACTGGAACCAGGCAGCGAGCCTGGCCAGCGAACGAAGACCTGACTTTTGAGGCGGTTCGGGTTCTTTGTCGTGTAGTCGGAGGTTGCCTTGGTGTCGACGATGTACACCTTCCCGAGCACATCATTCGCCTTACGAACCTGGCGCTTCGAGTCCTCGAGGTAATTCAGGGCGCGCTTGAGGGTGGGGAACTTAACGATACGGGTCTCTGCGTGGACTTCGAACATTGTGTTTCTCCCTTGAAAATACTGCGTCAGTCAGGCAATCTCGCCGAATGCAATCTCACAGGCGCCTGCCCACAGTGACCCGCCGCGCGCCTCAATGCCGAGGTCGATGGCGCAGGCCTTGGTGATGGCGAGGGTGATGCCGTGCCCCTGTCCTTGAGTTGCCCCTCGTGCGACCCGGACCAGCCCTGGCATCGACGTCACGTTGTGGGTGCTGTGGGCGGTGACCTGTCCACTGAATGTGCGCCACATCTCGACGGTGTGAGTTTTCATACCCAGGGCTCTTGCAGTTGTGGTGCCAGCTCGCCTCGCCCCAAGAGCCACAGCCAGACCTCCGCATTTGGCTCAGGAACGACGATCTCGGTCCGGGTGGTGTCCTGGCCTGGAGTGAAAAGAGCTAGACATGCTGGACTGGGTCGTCAGTGTTGACCCGTCGACAGTGAATGACCCCGACATGGCGTGTGTGTGTTCATGGTGGGTCATACCTACAACTAGCTTAATTATTAGGCATGGAATTGGAGAAAAATTTCCTCGCCGGATATTGGCAGTGTAATAAAAAACAACGAACCAAAACCTCCTCCCCTGCGGACGGGCGGCAGGACGATTTGTCGGACTAGTGGAGCGGTGAATAGTTCGACATGACGCTCTTTGGTGCTGGCAAGAATATTGCAATGTGCTCTTAGGTATGAAAAGATACGGGAGAAGTGTGGCATGGTGTAGTGGTAATGACGAATCAATCATACACGCCAAACTAGTTCTTCTTGGATCGGTGAACGAAAAGAACATCGTTCCTGGCAGGAAGCAAAAAATCGACAAGAAAATCAAAAAGAAACACGACTGGCTGAGTCTTGCTCGTTGCAGCCTAAGTAAAAAGTGGTCCAAATGGGATAAGGGAGATGTGTTGTGGATAGATTGGGCGGCTGGCGTTTATGGGCTAGAAGAGGATGATAAGCAGGTGATTTCTCTGAAGTTTTTTGAAAATCTACGCAATGGCAGGGATCTTAAGATCTCCATGGTAAATGCCGTTCTGTCAGGAAGGCGCTCCAGGCTCATTCGTGATGCCGGGGAGCGTGAGACAATCGGCCCAGAGTATGATGGTGTGTGTCATGCGGACCAATACCTAGGGGTGGTAGACAGGCTCGTCAAGTGTGGGTTTAGCAAGGATATCATATCTATGTGGGCCGATGGATATTCAGATCCAGAGATCGCCATTAAATTCGGGGTCGATCGAGAAACAGCGCGCCAGCTAAGGATTAAGGCAAGGAGAGAGTTGTTTGATTTTGTCGAGTGACGTGGCATGTGTATTGCATTGATATTTCACCAGGAGAACCACTATGACAAAAGAAGAGCGACTTGAGCTGGCGGAAGAAGCAAGGTTTTCGCGCGATGAAAACGAGAGGTTGCGTAGGGAGGCTATCGAACGCGAGGTTGCGGCCATGAAGTCTGACCCAACCGGAAACTCGAGGGTCACGAAGAACGTGCACAATCAGTATCCCCTGGGCCAACAGACCCCCATGCCGTTTGGTATAAGTAAAGGTAAACAGATATACTCCATGCCGATCCGTGATCTGAGATGGGCCATAGAATATCTGTCGGGGAACCTATCCGACATGGCTTACCTTGGTGGTCGCGGGTGTTTTGCTACCAAAGACGCAGCATTACTCAGGCTTCTTCGTGAATCGCTTGAGGCTCGGGGTGGCATCTAATGGAAGACGTGGACCTCAACCACAGCGCCTCACTCGAAGCTAAGATCTCGCTCGACATGCTGCGCCGCTTGGTGGTGGATGCGGTCTGGCAACGCGACTTTGACGAGGCCTCGCGTCTAGCGGCCGCATGCGCGGTCGTCGAAGCTCGCTTTCGTGGGGCCTACACGACAGAGCTACAATTCGCTTGCGACGGAGATGTCGACGGGATATAATTTCTCATGCTCATCTACTCCAGGCCGCTGTATCATTCGATGCCGACCTCGTCTCACCCCTGGCCCAGGACGATTACCTGCAGCGTATCCAGGTTCGGTGTGTCCACATGGACGCTGATTTACGACAACGGAACACACCGCGTCATTGTCGGTCGCCTGCAGATGGAGTCCATTAACCCGGAGCTGACTTCGGTCGGAATTGCGTCGAATTACTTGCTGTCAAGGAAGGCGTAACTACGTGTACGACTCATTCGTGGCTGTTGTGACGGTTGTGGTGCTTGCTTTGATTGCGTGGTGTCTAGTGTTGGGTGGATGTGGGTGGTTACTTGAGGTGGTAGGATGGTCTACATGTGCTGTAGGTGGATGGTGGTTGTTGAGTGATGGAGAGGTGTAGTTACGCGTCGGTTATGGGTCGACTATCGCGAGTGTGCCGATCCCAGCCCTCGCACCTCGCCTAGTCACACGTCTTGACTCTTTGAGCAAGATCGAGTCGCGTCGCGATGCGACCGGTGCGCTGCGATGCAGGGCGCGTATCGCCCGCTCGGGTGTCCAGACGTACGTGCTTGGCGACGGATCCTTGTCGGTCGAGCTGCGGCCTGAGTCCGAGGTGTTTGCTTCCGACTCGTTGTCCTCGTTTGAGGCTGTGCCTGTCACCTTGGAGCACCCGCTTGGTGGCGCCGTTACCTCGGAGTCGTTTCGGGCTCTGGCGCGCGGGGCTGTATCTGGTGTCGTTGCGGATACAGAGAGTCCGGGTTGGGTCTCGGCCGGACTCTTGATTCAGGATGCGGAAGCCATCTCGGCCGTAGAGTCAGGGAAAGTGCAGTTGAGCGCGGGCTACATGGCGGTTCGCACACCACATGACCCACCGATTACGTGGACGGACTCCGAGGGCCGCACGCACAGAGTGAACGCCACCATCTCTCAAATCCGAGCCAATCATGTCGCCCTCTGCGACTCAGCTCGCGCTGGCCCTGGCGCAAGGCTGTTGCTCGACTCGGCCTCACCCTCACATGGAGTTGCAATGGAGCCGAAGCCAGAAGTAAAGCCCGTAGAGGTTGCGCCGGTTGTGGAGGCGAAGCCCGAGGTTGTTGTTGACGCGAAGCCGGAGGCGAAGCCCGAGGTTGTTGTCGACGCCAATGTCGCCATCATCGACTCGCTGCGCTCTGAGGTAGCCAGGCTGACTGCTGACCGCGAGCGGCTTGCTGCGCAGCTTGTTGACGCCACTTCACCCAGGGCTATTGGCGCGCTGGTGTTGGAGCGTGCCGTGGCTGTGGAGCTCGCAGGAACAGTCGGCATTAAGACCGACTCGCTGTCGACCGATGCTATCCGCCGCGCAGTGCTGGCGGTTCGAGCGCCAGGCCTCAAGCTCGACTCCTTCTCGCCCTCGCAGGTTGCTGACCTCATCGTGGCCCTGCCAACCCACTCCGCGCCAGTTGAGGCGGTAACCACTGTTGTGCCGCAGTCCAACCCCAGCCCCGTCGAGACCGCGCGCATGGAGCGCCTGGCCCGGCTGGGGTTCTAAGGAGACACCATGTCCCTCGCAGTCAAGCAGTATCTCGATTCGAACAAGGTTACCACTGATAGCGTGTCGAAGCGCTCGCAGCGCATCGCCAATAAGCTGGTTGAGGCTGGTGTCGTCATCAATGACGCCAACTCCAACCTCTTTACCGCGGCCCAGCTCGATCAGGTTGAGGCTGCGTTCATCAGCTACAAGCGCCTGACCGCCGAAGCTCCGGTCATCCTGCCCCTGATCTCGGTAGAATCCGGTAGGCTTACCTATAGCTACACTGTCTATAATGCATCCAACGGAGCGATGCAGGCTGCCGATGGCGTAGAGATCACTCCGAGTGATCTCGAAGGTCACCCCGCCAACGCCTCGATCGTGAATTATCGAGACAGCTTTAAGCTGAGCGATGACGAGGTTCGTCAGGCCTCTGTTGCTGGTGTGCCCCTCGAGACGTTCGGCGCCCAGAGCGTGAGTGCGAACCTTCAGGATCGCATGGACCAGATGGCGATGATCGGCGACGGAACGATTCGCGGACTTCTGAATGCCACTGGCACCACGACCTACAGCATTCCTGCTGATGGTACAGGCGCAAGCGCTCTGTGGTCGACCAAGACCGGTGAGCAGATTCTTCGTGACCTGTGTGGTGCGGTTGATGCAATCAGCACTGGTACTGACGGAAAGCACAAGGCGGACACACTGGTGATTGGCGAGGATCGTCGACTCCTGGTTCAGGGTATGAAGCGCACTGCAGGTGGTGGTACGGATCAGACCGTTCTTCAGGCCTTCAATCAGGCTCGCCCTGGAGTCAAAGTTGTCGGTACGTATTTCATGGCCAATACCCCTGTTGCCGTGACCTCTACTGGCGGCAAGCTCTCGCAGCGCATTATTGCCTTCGAGAGCCAGCCCTTCAATCTCGGTCGCCTTGTCGCCATGGGCCCCACGATCGTCGGGATGGATGTGGCCGAGCTCATCACGAAGTTCCAGAGCAAGTGCCGTATCGGCGGGACTGTCGTTCGGCGTCCCCTCGCAGTGTGTGTCGCCACTCCAGTGAGCGGCGGAATCTAGTTCCAGAGGTCTGGCGCCTCTCCCTCGCCAGGCCTCCCACTCCCGTGCGGTGCACGGGGGTTGGTTTGGAGGCCCAACTTAGGTTGGGTCCCGAGACCAGCCATGTCAGCCACTCTTACCCAGTTTCGCCACTATGTTCCAGAGATGGTATCTATCGATGACGCCACAGTGGAGTTGTGGCTTGAGGTGACGAGTAAGCTCATCAACCCAGATCTATTTGGCACCAGCTCTGACATGGCACAGGTGTGGTTGGCGTGTCACCATATCTCGACACGACCAACTTCTGGCGGAGGCGGCGGTGTTGCACCGGCTGTCCCAGGGGCCTCGTCCGTGACGGTTGGCCCAGTCTCCATCACGTATTCTGCGTCATCTGTCGCCTCGGTGGCTGGCGCTGCGCTCGACCGCACGGTCTATGGACAGCGCTATGAGGCGCTTGCGATGGTGGCTCGGGCATGTGCCATGTCATTGCTCATGGCGCCAGGGACTATCCTGTGATCGGAGCCATCAAGGCCACCATGCGCCTTAAGGACGTGCAGGAAAAACTCGAGAAGCTCGCAAATTCTCGGGTTGAGGTTGGTGTCATTGGCGATTCAAAACAAGCAGAGATTGCCACGTATGCCGAGTACGGAACGTCAACCATCCCTGCGCGCGGACTCTTGAGTCGACCACTAAACGCTAACCAGCAAAAGTATGCCGGCATCCTTGGAAAAATCTCTGAGTCTGTAGCTAAGGGCGGAGATGTGGATGCGCTGCTTGGTAGACTTGGTCTCGTTGGTGTTGCCGATGTGAGGGCATGGGTTGTTGCTGGATTCTCTAAGCCCGAGAACACCGCCGAAACCATGGAGCGCAAGGGCTCAAGCACTCCCCTGATTGACACTGGGTCGTTGTTGGGGTCGCTACAATATCGCGTAGTGGATGATAGGGGCTCCAAATGATCGACCTGTCTGGTGTGGTGCTTGGGCTCGCAGATACGACGCTTGCGGTTTCTAGGCCGGTCGCCTCGTGGGGTAATGACGGTAGGCCAGTCACGACCTCAACATCATTAAGTGCGTTGGCGCTCGTTGTGCCAGCGAAAAGACGGCGCTCGGAGACGGAGCGCGGAGTTGTTCTTGATGGCGCAGTGGATATCTATTCGGCAGTCGAACTAAAAGCATCCGACACGTTCACTCTTGGCGGTGTAGACTACAGGGTTGACTTGGTTGACTCATACTATCCGACCGGTGGGTTTCGCGTGTCGCGTGCTGTGGTGGTGACGTCATGACGATCACTGAATTCGAGGATGCGCTTCATACCCTTCTGGTCTCTGCTTCAGGTCTGGCTGGGTCGTCAATGTGTTTTGCTTGGATGCCGGGCCCGGCCCTGCAGTCAGGCGTTTATGCTCGTATTGAGCGTCCGGCACTGCGTCGCAGTGGTTCTATTGTTTCGGTCACGGACTCGGCCCTACCTACCCCCGGCGCAGAGATTGATGTGGCCACGTCGGTATTGTATCGCGCAGACGTTCGTGTCCAGTTTTTTGGAGATGGCGCATTTAGTTTTGTGGCGAGCACTGATTGCGATCTTAAACACCCAGACTTGATCGAGCTCGCGTATTCGCTGGGTATCTCGGTGTCGGAGTCATCTATTTCGCATGTGCTGATTGGTCATGACGACCGGGCTGCAATCTCGTTGGTTGTGTGGTTTTGGATGACTCGAGCTCGCGCTACAACCTACATCGAAACCGTCTATGGCGAGGGTACCGTGACGGGGCTCCAACCCATGCCCTTTGGCCCTATCGGCCTAACAGGAGATTGACCAGATGGCATCGCTTGACCTGATTGTTGACATTCATACGTCTGTTGCTGGGCCCTCGGTACAGGTGGAGAGCTTCGGCATCCCGATGGTTGCCGCATCATTCACCTCCCCTGCCTGGTCGGAGCGATATCGTTCGTACTCGGATCTTGACTCGGTCATTGCTGACGGGTTTACTGTAACGTCTCCGGTGTATCGTGCGCTCGCCAATGTCTTCGCCCAGAATCCTACCGTGAGTTCGTGTGGTGTTGGGCGCCGAGCTCTCTCGAGCACCAATCGGGTTGTCATCACCCCTGTTACGGCCAACTCGCGGCTCTACTCGTTTGACGTGCTCGGTGTCGATGGCGTTGTGTACGTGGCGAGCTTCACGAGCGATGCGAGCGCAACGGTCGTCGAGATCTGTGCCGGCATCACAGCGGCCATCAACGGTCTCGCAGCCGGAGCGGCAGTGACGGCGACTGACAACACCTCGAACGTCTCTGTGGTTGCGGATGTGGGTGGATCCTACTTCGCGGTCGCTCCCGTTGCAGCGTGTTACTCGCTGGTGTCGCTGGCTCAGCCCCACGCAGACCCGGGTATTGCGACGGACCTGGCAGCCATCGCTGCCGAGAACTCCGAGTGGTACGGTGTCGTATTGGCCGACGATCAGGGCGCTGCAACCATCACTGCCGCAGCGGCTTGGTGTGCGCCGAACAAGAAGATACTTGTGGCTGGCTCGCAGGACTCTGCCATCAAGGCGGCCGGAAGCGCCGACGTGGCGAGCGTTGTTGCTGCGACGAGCAACAACTATGCTACCATCGCCTACCACTCGCGCGCAGGGCATGAGTGCATCGGCGGTGCGGTGCTTGGGATGTTTTTCGCGCGCAATCCCGGGGCTGTGGTGTTGGCTGGTAAGACGCTCGTTGGCATCACAGCTGACCAGCTGACAAACACTGAATTCAACTACATCAAAACCAAGAAGGCCCTCTCATACACCAGCTTCGGATCTCTCTCTCTACTGCAAGAGGGTCGCATGGCTGGCGGTCAGTGGGCGGACGTGGTTCGAGATATGGACTGGTTCGAGGCGACGGCTCGCGGCGCTCTCGTGGATGCAATCGCCAGCAACGACAAACTCCCCTACACCGACGTTGGTGCCGCGGTTCTATCCGGTGTGCTGAGGTCGTGTCTTCAGCGAGCCGAAAGTGCTGGCGTGTTCGCTTCAGGCTGGTCGGTGTCGGTGCCTGCAGTGAGTTCAGTGTCTCCAGCCGACAAGAGTAACCGCATCTATCGTACACTTAAGTACTACGCCGTGCTTGCTGGCGGAATCCAATCCCTTGGGGTTGGCGGCACTGTTACTCAGTAAGGAGACACAATGTTCAAGACGTATTCTGCTGATCGCGTGGTAATTGCTGCCGAGGGTGTTCCTCTCACTGGCATGGGTGAGGATGGTTTCATCAAGGTCTCACCGAGGACTAATCGCTTCGAGAGCACGGTTGGTGCTGATGGTGGAGTTGTTCGAAGCAAGTCGTTGGACCGACGCGTTGACATCGAAATCACGCTTCTCGCCTCGTCTCCATCCAATGCACATCTCCAGGCCTTGTTTGACACCGACAGCGAGACGGGTACCATGCCGTTCCCGTTGCAGGTCGAGGATCTTGGTGGCCGAATGGTGTTCTCGGTTGCAATTGCGTGGGTGGTTGCGCAGCCTCCCGGTGAATTCGGCAAGACCGAGGGCTCAATCACCTGGAAGCTTGAGGGTGCGTCTGCTGTCACCATGTTTGGCGGGAGTTTGTTCTAATGCTTGAAACCCTTCGACATGATGCCGTTGTTGGCGGTGAAGCTGTAGTGCTTGAGGTGAAGCAGCTTCCGGCGGTCCAGGCGCTGCGACTAGCCAACAGGCTCGGGGCCATCGTGTCGAAGGGTGTGGCCTCAATCGGCTCAAAGCAACTTGCGTGGCTCACGGACGAGGATTTCGAGTTCGTGCAGCGCGCACTGCTCTCACGGGTTGGTGTGCGCAAGCAAGACGGTTCGATTCAGTATCTCGACTTCGAACAATTCATGTCTGTCTCTGATGCGGAGACGGTTCTCGAGTTACTGTGGGTTGTACTGAAGGGCAACTATCCCAGGTCTTTTTCGAAGGCCCTGGGGGCTCTGAGCGACCCGACGGGGCTGGTCAACCTGCTCAAAGGCCTACTCCCAAGTGTGATTGTGGGTGCTGCACCGACTGCACAGGCGTCAAAGTCAAAGCCCCAACCCAAGGAGCCACCGAAAACAGCGACGTCGAAAGCATCGGCCTATTAATGCCGCTCATCCTGTCAACTCCTCCACTGTGTTCGTATGTGGAAGCTGATACGGTGTTGTCGGTGCGAGACGTTGTTGCGCTTGC